GTTTAACTAATCAACCTAATAAATAAAATTATGTTTGCGGTGTATTGTATTGAGTTTCTTGATAGTCTAATTGACCACTAGTATAAGATATCATTGGGAAAGTAGTTCCAAAGTTAAATGCTGGTACTGGTTCAGCACCAGACATAGTTAATACATAACCAACATAGTCAGTATATGCAACATCACCACCATGAGCATAAGTTCCGCCAGTTACTTGCAAACCATTACATAAACCAACAAAATAATAAACTCCGTTATTATCTAATACAAAGCCATAATATAAACCCTCTACAATATTCTGCATACGCAACCAAGACTCATTTGAATCATGGCTCATGTGCAACTCTAATTCTTGTTGATATACTACTGCCCCACCACTACCAGTTACGATAGTTTGATTAAAAGATGAAAGTTGTCTATCAAGATCAAATTCATAAAAATTCTGCACACCATCGCAGTCTGGAGCATTTACACAAACATCAGTTACTATTCCGTTTGCATCAGTTGTAATACCATCGCAATTTATTTTTTCGCCATCAAAATAACTAGCTAAATAAATCTTTTTAATACCACCTACTTGACCTCCACAAAAATAGCCACGACCTTTTGAAATATCACATGCCATATTTACTTTTTTTTTTAAGTTAGAATGGGAGGCTGTAATTCAATACCACCTCCATATTCCGATTATTATTCTCCCATTACTACATTTGCTGGTACTGGAACTTGTGTACCAACTGCAAAACGCATAGTAATTCTGTAATTGTCAGAACCATCAAGAGGAGTCATATCAATAGATTGTGCCATTTCAACAGAGTCCGCAGAACCAACACCTACTACTAAGTCTTGTGGTCTTGCAATTACGAAGTAACCTTTTGCCAACCCTGGAGCAGACACTAAGTTATAACCACTAAAACGAGTGATTCCATTGTCAGAGGTAGCATTGTTATATCCACCGCCTAATTGACCAACTGCTATATTGTAAACATCAAGTGTTTGAGGGTTTACATAAATTTGAGTGTTATCGTAGTCTCCTACAAGTGCCTCTGGAATTAAAGCTACAATTTCTCCTAGACCAGCAAGTACCGTCCCAGTTGCATCAATAGCATTAGTTAAAGATTCAGCAGTTCCACCACCAGCAGTCCAAGTAGTAATTAAACCATCAAAGTGTGCGTGTGTACCAGAACCAGTTTTATCTCCTTGCCAGATATTTCTTTCAATAGATTTTTGTACTTCTGCAGCTACAAACAATAATAATGCATCAGCATAGTCATCTGGAACACCATTGTTAATTGTGTAGTCATCTCCTTGCCAGAAAGTACGGAAGTTCTTTTTACATAATTGTAAATTAACCATCAAGTCTTGAACCTCTAATACTGCCTCTGTTAAAGTAGTTGCAGCATCAGTTTTAAAATCACAAGCACCAGACTCAATTAAGTCCGCAGTAGCCATGATTGGAATATTCGCTTTAAATCGAACATTCTCTAAAACCATTACATTTCTATTTGCCAAAGTAGGTGCAGACAATACTGCTGCATGTACATAAGGTAACGCTAATTCTCCAGTATAGTTTGATGTAACTGTCGGAGATGCGAAATTGTGTTTATTTTGTGCCATTTTATTTATTTTTAGCTTTATTAAAAATTGCAAACACTCTATCCTTGTCATTTAATAGAGCCATTGACTTTTTTTCTTCAACTATCTTCGTAGCTGACATATTGTGTTTCATCGGTTTTTCCGCAGATAACTTTTTAAGATTATCTAACTCATCTTTAATAGTATTGAACTCTGTAAGTTTTTCTTCCAGATCATTTACTTTGTTCATTAATACCTCTAAAGACTCAACCAATTCAGTTTTCAAAGCGTAGGCTGACATATCAACTTCCTCTTTAACTTCTTTAGTTTCTTCTTTCACTTCTTCGGTAGACATTTCTTCTTCTTTGTCTTCCTCTTTCATTGATTCATCTGCACCCTCTGGCTCTTTTCTATCACGAATTTCGCCATCAACTACATTAATCATTGTTCCATCAGCAAGTTCATACTCGCCACTTGGTAAAGGGATTTTCTCCCCATCTTCTCCAGCTACATAAACAAGAACACCATCTTCGAATTTGTCGGCATCTGTTCCTATAACTGTACCATCGACCAATTTGGCCTCTGCTAACATGGTAGGTTTCATACCTAACAATGTTCGTATTTGGTTTAGTTGTTTTCCTACTTTTGACATAGTTT